CCCGTAGCCCCACCCCCTTGCGTTTCACCCCGCCGTTATTGTATACTCTGGCCAGCATGATACCGCTTCTTGACCATGGTTTTGTTCGCCTTGTGGACATGATGGGGTGTGACCTGTCTGTCGTTCGCGCCGCTCGTGTGTCGTATGACGCCGATTGGCGAACGGGAACCCATACCGGGTCGGATATGCGCCTCATCAACTACCTGTGGAAGAACAGGCATACGTCGCCGTTTGAGGCGGTTACGATGACGTTCGAGGTAAAAGCCCCGTTGTTTGTGATGCGTCAGTGGCACCGTCACAGAACGTGGTCGTTCAATGAGGTATCGGCGCGATATTCCGAGGTAGAGGACCACGTATACGTCCCTGACCCGTCCATTGTGGGATCGCAATCGACGGACAATAAGCAAGGCCGCATCCTTCAAGCCGATCGAGATCGCACTGCCCAAACCGATGTGGTTAGGGAGCATCACGAAGCGACGTATGCTTTGTATAAGCAGTTGCTGAAGGAAGGATGGCCGCGTGAGTTGGCCCGAACCGTCCTCCCTGTGGCGATGTATAGCCGTATGTTCGCAACGGTAAACCTGCTCAACCTGTTCAGGTTCCTGACGTTGCGGAACCACGAGCATGCTCAATACGAGATCCAGGTGTATGCAGAGGCCATGCTGGATCTGATCCGCTCGCATGTTCCCACCTGCGTGGCTGCGTTCGAGACCGCCGCCACCCCCGAAGCCCGCTGACGTGGCCTACATCCGCTTTGGCAAGGCTCTGATCGACGTCAATAAGGCGCTTGTCGATCTGGACCGCGTGGAGTGCAAGGAGTCCTTATCGCGGTTCATTCAGCTGGCTTGGCCGATCGTCGAACCAAACCAAGAGTATGTGCATGGGTGGCATATTGATGCGCTATGCGAGCATCTTGAAGCCATCTCGGACAGCGACGACGAGAGCCCGTATAACCGGCTGCTTGTGAATATCCCGCCCGGCACGATGAAGTCGTTGGCCGTGTCCGTATTTTGGCCCGCGTGGGAGTGGGGCCCGTTGAATATGCCGCATTTGCGGTATCTTTGCGCAAGTCATAGCCAGGAATTGGCGGTGCGCGATAATATGCGTATGCGGCGACTGGTTAGCAGTGACTGGTATAAAGCGCGGTGGCCGCATGTTGTCCTGACGACGGATCAGAACCAGAAAACCAAGTTCGAGAACACCTCGACTGGCTTCCGGCAAGCCGCCGCGGCCGGGTCCATCACTGGTAGCCGCGGCGACCGCGTGATCATCGATGACCCGCACTCTGTGGAAGGGGCGAGTAGCGACCAGCAACGCCAGTCGACGTTGGAATGGTTTACGGAAGCGGTGCCAACCCGTCTGAACAACCCGAAGAAGAGCGCCATTGTGGTCGTCATGCAGCGCCTTCATGAGGAGGATGTCAGCGGGATCATCCTGGACCGCAAGATGGGGTATGATCATCTGTGCCTGCCGATGCGGGCCACCCTGTGGCGGAAGGACTTCCCGACCAAGCTGGGCTTCGTCGACCCCCGTATGGAGGAGGGCGAGCTGCTGTTCCCGGCGCGGTTCCCACCCGAAGTAGTCGACCGGGATGAAAAGACCATGGGGCCGTATGCCACGGCCGGCCAGCACCAACAGGAACCGGCGCCACGAGGCGGCGGTATCATCCAGCGGGAGTGGTGGAAGCCGTGGGAAGAGGCGAATTACCCACCGATGGACTTCGTGGTGGCGGCGTTGGACACCGCGTACACGGAGAAAGCTGAAAACGACCCGAGCGCGTTGACCGTTTGGGGCGTGTTTTCGGGCTCACAAGCGTTAACAGCGCATAATTTCATCCGCCCAAACGGTCAGATGACGAGTTTTGGCCAACAGCAAGGCATGTTCGATGAAGCGCTGCAAGTTCGGGCCAAAACGTATCTGAATATGAATAGTGCACCCCGTGTTGTGCTGATGTACGCATGGCAAGAGCGGTTAGAGTTGCATAATCTGGTGAATAAGGTGGCGTCAACGTGCCGCCGGATGAAAGTTGACAAGTTGTTGGTCGAGAACAAGGCCAGCGGCCACAGCGTCGCCCAGGAATTGAAGAGGGTTTTCGGTCATGAAGACTTTATGGTTCAGATTGCGGACATCCGGGGCGGCAGCCGTGGTTTGGATAAGGTCGCTCGCCTCCACAGCGTTGCGCATCTGTTTGCGGAAGGGATGATCTACGCCCCGGATAAGCAGTGGGCGGAGATGGTCATCCAGCAAGCGGCGGTCTTTCCGCGCGGTAAGCACGATGATTTGGTGGATACCGTTAGCATGGCGTTGCGCCATCTGCGTGACGCGGGTATGTTGGTTCGCGCTCCTGAATGGGCGGCGGACGCGCAGGACGCGCTAAGCCGTTCTGGGACGAAAGCTCCCCCACCGATCTATCCGGCATAGGGTAACGGCATGGACTACGCGGACATAACGACCGAACAGTACCGACGCAACGTGCGGGAACTTCAAAACCGCGACCTTGTGGAAGACATCCTTGCGTTTGCTATGATCGGCATGACTGATTTTGCTGAGATTGCGCAAGAAGAAGCTATTCGACGGCTGGAGCGTAAGCGATGACTACGGCACTTGACCTCATTAAGCACTTTGAAGGGTGCGTGTTGCATCCGTATAAAGACGCGGTTGGTCTTTGGACCATCGGTTACGGATGCCGGTGGATCAAAGGTGTTGCTGTCAGCGAAAAAACGGAGCCGTTAACGCAAGAGGAGGCAGATGACCTCCTTAAAGCGGAGATTGTTAAAACGCGGGATCAAGTGCTCAAGGTGACGAAAGGGCCATTGACTGAAAACCAGGTGTCAGCGCTGGTTTCGTTCGTATTCAACCTGGGGCTTGGGACGTACGCCCATTCGACGCTGCTGAAGCTGTTGAACGCCGGGGATAAAACCGGGGCCGGGGCTGAGTTCCCCAAGTGGGTATACGCTGGGGGCGCGGTGTTGCCCGGATTGGTCAAGCGGCGCGCAGCGGAACGGGAGCTGTTCGAGGCTTCCTAGCCTCGCCCCCACAGTCAGCCTTACAAAAGAAAACCGCCAGCCCGGAAGGCGCTGGCGGTAAGTGGGGGTGTCACAATAGGAGGAAACGTCCGAGAGAACGCCTACCAGACCGCTATGCTTGCGTCAATAGCCCCCGCGTGGCATACGGCGAGGGTAGGAGAGCAGGATGGCGCTTACACCCGGTCTTAGCCCGTCGATCAGAGTGCCGCAGCCTGAAGCTGCTGCGCCGCTTTCCCCCGTGGATGTCGATCTCGGAAGCGAACCCGAAGACCTCCTTCGCATCGAGCACGATGACGGCAGCATCACTATCCGCCTGGATGGGAAGCCTTTCGAGGAGGGTGAACCCGCCCCGCGTGGATGGTGGGACAACCTCGTCGACGACATCGAAGCCGGCGAAGTCTCGCGTATTTCAGAAGAACTGCTGCGTGGTATCAGCGACGACATCGAAAGCCGGCGCGAATGGATCGAAGCCCGCGCCGATGGGATCAAGCTCCTAGGGCTCAAGCCCGAACTGCCGGGCCTTGGCGGCAGCGCCGATGGCGCCCCTGTGGAAGGGATCAGCCGGGTACGCCATCCGCTGCTGCTCGAAGCGGTCCTGCGGTTTCAGGCAAATGCCCGCTCGGAGCTGCTGCCCACAGACGGCCCAGTCAAGATCCGGGATGACGGTAGCGCCTCTCAAAGCGCGCTGGCCGACGCGCTGGAGAAAGACCTCAATCACTTTCTGACGGCTACAGCGAAGGAATACTACCCCGATACCGACCGCATGTTGCTCATGCTGGGGTTTGGCGGGACTTCCTTCAAGAAGCTCAACTTCTGCCCCTTGCGTAATCGGCCGGTAAGCGAAACCGTCGATGCAATTGACCTTATCGTAAACAACAACGCCACGGACCTAAGCAACGCAAAGCGCGTCACGCACCGCGTGATGATGAAGCCGAGCACGGTAAAACGGCTGCAAATCCTTGGCGTTTATAAGTCGTTGGACCTTTCGACGCCTAACGCGCCGGAACTGGATAGTGTTCAACGCGAAAAACGTGCGACCGAAGGCATCGCTCCGGAGACCAATAACCCGGAAGACCGCGACCGCGAGTTGTACGAGTGCTACTGCGAATTGAACATTAAGGGTTTTGAACATAAAATCCGCGGTAAAGAAACCGGCCTGGAAATCCCGTACCGTGTGACGATTGATCTGTCGACGCGGCAGGTTCTCTCCATCGTTCGGAATTACAATAAGGACACCGAAGAACTACCCGAAGCCCGACGGACTTTCGTAAAATACACGTTCGTTCCGGGCTTTGGGTTTTATGACCTCGGATTGTTAAACATCCTTGGCAACACGACGAACGCCATAACCGCGGCGTGGCGCGAGTTGTTGGATGCCGGAATGTATTCCAACTTCCCCGGTTTCCTCATGGCGGACCTGGGAGCCCGGCAGAACACCAATATCTTCCGTGTCCCGCCTGGGGGCGGCGCACTGGTCAAAACCGGTGGGGCGCCGATCCAGCAGGCGATCATGCCGCTGCCCTACAAAGAGCCATCTACGGCGCTGATGTCCCTGGTGGACAACATCGCCACGACCGGCATGCGTGTGGGCGGCACTTCTGAGCTACAGGTCGGCGAGGGTCGGCCCGAGGCCCCGGTAGGAACCACGCTCGCGCTGATCGAGCAGGCCACCAAGATCATGAACTCCGTCCACAAGCGGCTGCATGCCGCCCAGGCGGAAGAGTTCCAGCTGTTGGTTGAGCTGTTTCGGGAGCACCCGGAGAGTTTCTGGCAGCGCAACCGCCGGCCGTCACTTCAGTGGGACGAGCAGACCTTCCTGCAAGCCCTGAGCGATTGCGAACTGATCCCTCAAGCGGATCCGAATACGGCCAGCCACGCTCAGCGCGTCATGAAGATCATGGCGTTAAAACAACTCCAGGCAGCGCAACCGTCGCTGTACGATCCGATTGCGATTGATCGCGCGGCGCTACAGGCAATTGGGTTCAACAATCCTGAGCAGTTCATGGCGCCGCAGCAGGCGCAGGCTAGCCCGCCGCCGGAGATGATCCAGGCCCAGGCGCAGATCCGCCAGGGCGATATGATGGCGCAGGCGGCCAAGACCTCGGCGGACGCGAGGATGCTCGATGCCCAGACCAAGGCCCGAGTGGCAGGCTTGGCTGGAGGGGAAAAGCATCATGGCATCACACCGGCGGAACTTCGGCTTAAAGCCGCATCTGAAGTCACCAAGGCCCGGCAGGTCGACTTTCAGCATCAGCGCGCTGTGGTTGAGGATCGTAACCGCGATCAAGATCGCATGGCTAAGGTTGAGATAGAGAAGATGAAGCTGGCCGCGGACGCGATGCGCAAACAACGGCAGCAGCATCATGAACAGCACATGCATGAGCGCGATTTGGTTGCGCAGCATATCCGTGACGCTATAGGCACGCCGCCAGTGCAGGGGATACCGCCGGCATGATCCGCATCTGTGGGAGTACCCCGAGTGTTTGAACACGACGCCAAAGCCATCCGTGCTGCCCGCCGAGCCCGTGCTGAGCACATGGGCGGGTCAAATGACCCCCATATTAAGGTCGACGCTTCGTCTTGGAAGCCGACGGAAGCGGCCAACATGGAGGCCAAGACGGGCCTTCGGCCGATCTCCCCGCAG